ACCAAAATTGGCAAGGTGAGTTAAGTTTTTACTTTCTTTTTCTGGTTCAATTATTTGTAGCTTTTCAATAAAAGCATCAAACATTGCTTTACCAAAAATCTCTTCGTTAATTTCTAATAAAGGTAATATTAATTTAGTAACAATTTCATAATCATTACCAGTTAATGTTTCCGCACCACCTCTATTATATGGTATTAACTTTAAAGTTACATTATCACTACCTACCCAATTTGGAAATTTTTCTCTTAATGTTTTAAGATGGATGGTTGTTTTTCCATTTGTAGGTTGATTTACAAATAATGGAACAAATGTATTATCTTTTAACTTTAAATGTATATCTACACTTGTTGCTGCAAATGTATTCCAAGTTACATCATATGATATGTTATAATCTGAAAACGATGGTACATCTATTAATTCTGCAAAAGTTGTTTCTGTAATAGATGGGAAATCGTTAATAGCAGTAAATGTTACATTAGCTTCCACTCTACCACCAGTACCAAATCCATCACTAACTGCTACTAATATTATTTTTTTAGTACCATATACTTCCTTAAAATCTTTTTGGAAATAAATAACAACTTGTCTATCCGATGCAGGAACTTCTATTGTATTATTAGGTCCTAAATATACAATTACTCTATCGGCTTGTTCTGTATTAAATGGAATTGCAATTGATTTTTCTAAATCGGAATCTTTTACAGAAACATTAAATTGACTACCATTTGGTAATGAAATTTTTGGTTCTGCATATTTGATTTCTTTTTGAAAATTTGCAATAACAACAAAACTACTAAATAATTTATTTGCAGGAACGGAGAATACTGTACCATTAACTTGTGTTAATGCAGATAAATCTTTACCTTCATCTTTTATTTGAGAAGAGTTTCCTTCGTAAATTCCATTAAATGTAAATCCATCTGGAAGGTTTCCTTCTATTTTAAATAAAACTATACCATTTTGTAAAACATCTTTTGGTAATTCTTTTTTAATATATCCTCTTCTATCTTCTAAAAATAAAACACCACTATCATATGTGTAATCATTTGATACTATACTATATGATAAAGATACATTACTACCTAATTCATTTCTAAAATTACTACCAAATGAAATTTCATATTGACTATTTGGATTTGGTGTAATAATTTCTTGATTATCTACTCTTTTTTTAGTAGCAGGTGGTTGTGGTACAGGAACATCTACAACTTTAGGTATTTCTAAATCTTGTAACGCCTTTAATGTTTGTTCTACATTTGTAGGATTTCTTTCATTAATAGTAATTGGGTCACCATTAGAATCTGTAAATGTTAATGGTTGATATATAGGTCCAATTGTATCAGAACCCAACATTGTAAGTGGATTTATAGGTCCTATATTTGCAGCAATAGCAGCTGATAAATCAGCCTGGCCAGCGGGAGAATTTAATTGGGCAAGAGTTTCACTTAAACCTGAAAGAGCATTTGGGTCAATTGTTATATTGCTTAATGCTTCATACAATTCGTATGTCATACCAAGCTTATCAGCTTCTTTCTTTTGTTCTTCCGTTAATGCCATTTAATACTTTTATTATAAATATCTTATTATTAATAATCTCTACCTGTTGGGTCATTCTCTACATTAGATAAATTAGTATCAAACCCATTAAATCCTGAGTTTGTACCATTTAATCCCGCTGGTATATATTTAGTAGAACCACCCCCACCACCAATACCTAATCCAATTTCTTGTTGGGCAGCAGTACTAAATGCAGTATCTAGTAAGTTTGGTTTAGTTTGAGTAGTGGGTGTTATTTGACTTGAATTGGTTGGGGTAGTACCACAAACACTACGTTTATTTATATTACCATATCCTCCCTCTACAACACTTACACTATTTTCAATTGCACAAACGGTTCTTTCTTGACCTGGAGATAATATATACGAAATAACACCATTTGTACCTAATTGACGTAAAATAAACGTTCTATTATCCGTTGGATGGTAGTTACTCAATACATATTCATATGCAACTTCTGATGGTGCTGATGGTGCAGGTTTAGTTGGTGGTGCTGGTGGTGGTGTTGGTTCTGCTACCTTTTCAACAATTTCAACTTGTTTTACAGTTTTAATTGGTGGCAATTCAGTTGTACCAGTAACCGTTACATCTACTTTATCTGGCATATAGATATTTCTCTTAATATCTATTTTAGTACCAAATGAATCTAAATTATTTTGTATTTGTTTTCTTAATTCAACTATTCCAAATTCTTTTGGTAATTGTTTAATATCAACTTGTCTTCTTTGTAATGCTTTTGTATTAAATGTAATGCAATTATTTAATATACTTTGGATTTCACCCAACAACATATTAAAATCATATTGTCCACAACTTTCAAATCTTATTTCAGATGGTTTACCAAATGTAGATTGAGATATATCATAGTATTTATTATTTACCCAATGTTTTATACTATCTCTAAAATTTTCAAATATTCTTTTATGAAATACATCTAAATCTCTTAATCCAAAATCTTTTCTCAATACACTTCTAAAATCATTTCCAAATTTAGCAACTAATGAATCATCTATTACAGATAAAGAACCTGCTTCAAATTTATCCAATGCATCTAATATATTTTTTTTGTAATATTTAAAATCTTTACTTAAATTATGAATATTTTTAAATTCTGATTTTGTTATATTGTTTATATTTGTATCTTTTGTTTTTAAAGGAACTATACGAACTTCTTCTCTTGAAGGTGATATTTCTTGAATCCAAACTCTGGTTAAATTATTATCAGTTCCTATTTTATTACGAACAAAATTTAAATTAACTTTAAGAATACCATTTGAATATCCTAAATCATTTAGTAATTTTTCAACATTTATAGCAAGTTCTTTTTGGCCACCCGCATTAACTATATCATACATATAGTTTTTTATATCGTTTGGTTTTAAATAAGCAACATTATTACCTGTCCTATTTGGTAATAAAACATTATTAACATCGTATATTGATACTTCCATTACATCGTGCTTACAATCACCAAAATCCGCTTCTTCTATTTCAGTTTTGGACACAATGAGTAAATCATCCTTTAAAAGAAAATTACCTTCGTTTTCTTTTCTAGAATCAATTTGCTCAAAGTTAGTATATTTTGTAATACTCATAAATTATTATGTTTGATGATTTTTATAATCTTCTAAATCTTTTTTCGATAATTTAATTCCATAACTTTTTACTTCACTTTTTCCTTGTGAATTAGTTACAGTTATTTTCATTGAACCACCGGTATAATCTTGTGAACCTGATTCTTTTTTACCCCAAAATGTATTAATCCAATTTGAACCAACCTTTGCTGCTTCTTGTTTATTAATATTTAAAGTTATATCTTTTGTCCCACCTGCACCAACACTAAACGATGTTTCAGGTATATTAAAGAATCTAACATTTTGTGGATATGTAACTGATATTTCAACTTTAATAGGTTCTTTATCGTTATTTGTAAATTTAATAGTTTCACCATTAATCCATTTAGAATCTAATCCAGAACTTATGTTTGCTTTAATTGGTGGTTCTGATTTAGCTTGTGATGGTTCTAATTTAATTAATGCCACATCTAATACCATATCTGCACCACTAGCCAATGCCGTTGCTCTCGTTCCTTGTACAATTGCTTGTTGTTGTTGAGATGCACCCAACTGTGCTTGTAAACCTTCAATGATTGAGTTTAATGAATCTATCTGTTTAATCAATGCAGTAATCTGTGCAAAGAAACCTTTATTTTGTGCTTGTAAAGATGCTCTTAAAATAGATTCATCAATAGATTTTTGAACTGCAGTTGATATTTGTGTTGCAAATTCCGAAATGGTCTTTGCCAACACATTTAATTGATTTGCTAAAACATCATTGGTTTGTTCTATTACTAATCTTTTATTTATCTCTACTTGAATCTCTGCTTTTAAACGTGAAACTTCTTGAGTTAAATCTTGATTTTGAATAGTTAAATCTGCTACCTTTTTTCTTAAATCTTCATTAGTTGCAACTTGCTCATCATATAATGGCTTTGGAACTAAATTTAAATTTGGTACGGGAATATTTGGTTTTAGTTCTTTAACAACCGTATCAATTGCCTTTTGTAATTCTACGTTATCGTATTTATCTTTATTTAAAGATTTAAATATTAAAGAAGATGCCGAATCATTATCATTGACAATTGTTACCCCATACTCATTTTTAGTAATTGAAGCAGAACCAGATACTTTTAGAATTTCTTCTAAACGTGTATCTTTTATATTTTGTAATTTTTCAGAAATTGTTTCTGTTGTATTCATTATGATACTATTTCAAATATGTATTTATCATCCAGAATTGTAGTTATTCCACTTTCAATTATTTTTATCTTTAATCGGTATGTTCTATTAATAGGAAGTGTTGCTAAATCCATTATAAAATAATTAGATGTAGAATCACAACTTACTTTTGTATAATTACCGAATGGAAATATTGCTTCTCCTGTTATGTAATCTTCTATTTGATAATAAGTTGAACCAGATGGTAAGTATTTAACTTGGTCATATGAGAAAGTTCTATCAAATGTTTTTAATGGATACATATCTCTACCTTTTAATCTAATCTTTACTTTTGTATTACTAACGTACTCATTTTTTAAATTAGTAATAACAACTTTATATCCATCTTGTGCCGAACCAGTTACGGGTGTTAAACTTCCGGTTAAAAATGAACTATCATCCCAAACTAATTCTAATTTTGGTTCATATATCGTATTAGTTTCTTTTGAAAAGAATTTTATAACACCATAATCTAATGTATCCGTTTCATTTGATAAACCATGATGTACTACGAATCCGTTATTTGGGAGAGAACCACTTACCCACAATTTAACCAAATTTGTAACATCCATTCTAACATCATCATTTTCATAATTAAATGATTGAGATGCCATTGATGCGGTGTACCAAGTACCACCACCACCATTTGAAATTGAACCGGTATCAGAACCACTTACATATGAATCTGGAGTTACCGTGTAGTTCATCCATTTATTAATTCCATCTTTATAATACCAACTAACACCATCTGTAGTAATATTATCAAACTTAGTACCAGTTCCCATATTCCAACTTTGAGAAACTGCATTAGCATATAAAGTATATTCTAATGGTATTTCTTCTGATTTAGCTGCTTTTAAATTTAAAAATATAGAATAACTACCCGTACTAACATTTTCAGCAATAGATTGAGATATTTGAGTTGAATTAAATTTAATTAAAGTTCTAGCAATATCTTTAGTAGAACCATAATATAATTTACCAACTTCCAACATTTCATCCCTACCCGTGTTTTGGTCTGGTTGTTGTAAGTATATACTTGCGTCAAATGATGATGTGAAAAATTTATGCATTATAGTGCTCTTCCTTTAATATCTTTATTTGGGTACTTAACTTCAAAAACACAAGGGTCTAATGATGGATATACAATCTTATCTTTAGTTGCTTGGTCTATATTATATTTGTTTGTAGAATAGTTTCCATCTCCACCACATAGATTATATATCTTAACCAATGGAACACTCATTACTCCCTCTACATTTGCTAATATTAATTCTATTTCTGAAAGATTTATTGGTTTATTAAATGTCCAATTATCTATGTTGAAATAATCTTGCATTTGAATTAAACAATTTGCTATTATTTCATTTTTATTATAATTAGAATAACATATTACTTCAAAATCACAACCAATATTTACAATAAAACCATTTAATAAATTTACAGAATCTGTCATTAAACGATATTCTCCTAAATAAGTTTTAATATTTTGTTTAATTGCAGTATTTAAATTTGTTAATTTTTTATTTTCATCATATCCCAATACATACATATTAATTGCAAATGGGTTATTTACTTCCGATATTGCGGAACGTTTTTGTGAAAGATATTTAACCAATTCTTTTTGAACTTCGGAAGCTGGTTTATCCTTTAATCCATCAACCAGCCCAACAAATTCGGTAATATATTTTGGATTTGATAAAATAGATGATGGAGAATTATTATCAATTTCACCATCAGGACTTACATAAACTTTTGCAATACTACCATATCTTTCAGGCATAGATAATGCTCTTACAACATAATCTTGTCTTGTTACTGCTCTATTTTGAGAACCAAAAGAACCTAAAGCATTTTGTCTAATTTCTTCGATTGATTCACTACTTCTACCACCAACCGCAGGTTCTAAATTTTCTACCGCAATAGTTGTTTTCGTATCTGAATATGCTGCTAAATCATTTGAATTAATTGATAATAAATCCTCTTCAAATTCAACTCTTCTTATAGTAGTTAAATCATTTGTATTTACATTTGATTCAACTCCACCACCTATTAAATATTTTACTAAAAGAGTTTTACCTGCCGGTGATATTCCAAATGTGTTTGTTTTTAAAAAATTTGATGGGTCAATACCCTGATTTAATCTTTGTACCGAATTGGCTAACCCCAATCCTATATTTTTTGTATTTGGTAATATCTGTTCATCTGTCAATCCACTACCACCACCATTTCCAAATTGTAAATCAATAGTATTATCCGAATTCACTTTTATTGAAAATCTGCGAGGTGCTTTTTGTACTTCTAAAATATATGGAACAGAACCTGAAAAATCACTTAAATCCGAATTATATGATGTATTTGGTTTTTCAACAAAAAGACTTTCTTGTGCCAAATATGGAACTTCATACCATATCTCATTTGTATTAGTATCTACAATAGAAGTTATGCCTATAATATTAGTATCAGTTAATGTTGTAGATGGATAATCCGTATCTGTTTGTTGAAATGTAACTGTTGTAGATACTTCTCTTGCAGATATTGCTTTAACAGTTTTTGAAATTAAATATCTTGTTGGATTACCATTTGGGTCTCTTTCAAATACACTAACAGAATTACTACCCGTATCTGCAAAATTTACAGAATCAGTTGTTCTAAATATTACGGCAGAATTGGTCGAGGATTGTATTTCCATACCCTCTTTTATTCGTAAATAAAATTTACTATCAGGTACACTGTCTGCTCCAAATCCAACGGATGGAACTAATTGATAAACCGTCATTGTAGTTACCGCAGGAGTAGATACTTTTGGTTTATATCCCATTGCCTGTGCTAATGCTATAACGTTTTTACGTTCAGTAGCATAAGCCAACATTGATTCTTTTAATTGAACATCTTGATAGAACGAAAGAATATCTCCGATAGCAGCTGCTTGTTCAACAAATACCATACCCGGTGATGCTTCATTAAAATCGGAATATGTATTTGGAAAATAAGTTTTGGTATAATCTATAAGGTTTTGCTTTAAAGTAGCAAAATCTTTACCAAGATAATTTATTTTTTTATTATCATTTCCCCAATTCTTATCTATCGGTTTAATTGCCATTATTAATTATTTACATTTATTTGTATTGAATCACCTAAATTTTTATTTGATGCTAATGAAAATTTAATATCTAAACCAATTCTATGATTATCTATATCATTACTATCATAATCAAAAATTATTTCATCTATATTTAAATATGGTAGCCAAGTAGATACCGCATCTAATATCGTAGTTTCTATTCTAGAATCAATGTTATCTTCAATAACTGGTTCAAACAACAATTTCCAAATATCACAACCAAATTCAGGATTCATTACCCTTTCTCCTTTTCTTGTAAGGATTAAATTTTTTAAATTATCTTTTGCCTGGGTTAAAGTTGTATAATTAACAGAAAATATACCATTAGAATCGGAATTTTTATTTATACCAATTCCTAATATTTTATAATCGTTTTCAGTTAAATCTTGTACCTTTACTTTACCTAGTTCTAAAGCCATTATTTAAATCTTTTTACTAATTCAGAATAATCTCTTGTCAATGCTTTCATAGTTGCATCTTGCAAAGCATCTCCAGTTGATTCTAATTGTTGTGGCATATTTTGTGGAACACCGGACTCTCTATAATCCATAGTTTCCCAACCATCTTCTTCAACACTCATTTGTGGTTGTAACATATCTAATACACTACCACCACTACCACCACCTTCTGCTCTTTGTGCAGATGTAAATGGAGTTGTCATATTAAGAATTTCGTTTAATGCTGGATTCTTTGTATATTCTTTTTGTGGTTGTTGAACTCTCTGTTGTTGTGGTACAGATACTCTACTTTTTTGTAAAGCAGCACTTGCCGCTGCAAATGGGTCTGTAGTTGCAATTGCCTCCTTTAATGTAGGAGCTTGTGGTTTTCTGTTAGAATTTAATGTAACTGCACCAGATTTAACTAACTTTGTTATTTCAGAAATAACTTGCTGTCTAACCTGTGTCTTAACTTCATTCTTAACCACTTCTTTAATAAGTGATAATAAAATGTCTGATTTCATAATAAAAATGTATTCGTTATGTTAATAAATATAATAAGTTGAAATTTATCCTTTTTTTGTAATTAACCAGTTAAACCCACTTGAACAGTATCTGGATTTAATATGGAAGCAATACTTTCTCTTTGAGATGGTGTTAAATTTGGGTTACTACCTGCATCGATAAATCCAGAAATAATACGTTGACCAAATGCATCAACACTAACTTCACCTTTACCAACCAAACCTTCGGATGTTAATGCCCCTGCAGTTGCAGATAAAACTTCAGCTCCTATATCTTTAATTTTAGATGCACCTGCTCTTCCAGTTAATTGTAGTAATTCTTTCCAAGATTTAGATGCAAGTAATGTTGGAGTTACGGGATATGTAAAGTATCCTAACCAAGGTAATACTCCTGGTCCAGGAGGAGCAGGTGGTGGATATTGACAATTACAAAAAAACATACCACCGATTGTTAGTAAATGTAAATTTGCACTAATTATAAAATTTAATAAAAAAGGTGCAGCTTCTCCATTTGGAGTAACTACTATCGGTGTCCAAACACCAGGTGAAAAATTAAATCCAATCGTTGTTGTTATATTTGCAAGAGAACCTATACATGGTATAGATGGTCTAGCTTGTGGTCTTGTGTTTGGTATTGGTAATAATGAATGAGTTGCTCCCGTCCAATATGCTTGAATCGCAGGTCCTATATCTCTTAATAAATCTCCGTTTTTATCTAATTGTGTTTTATTTAAAATACCTAATAAAGTAGCAAACATTAAAGTTTTATTTCCACCTTCAAATGAAACTCCACCTACTATTGTAAATCCCGCTTTTATAACATCGTGATATTCATCTGTTAAGTTTTTTGCAAATACGGCATTTGCAGTTATATTTTCCAAACTTTTTGCATTAGTTCCAAGACCAGCTGCAATATCTATACCAAAAAATTTATTAAGACCTTCAGTAGCTTGGACAGTTGCTTGATTATATAGAGTTCCTTCTATCATATCAACTGCCATATTAAAATAAAATTCAGCCCAACTGTTTGATGGAGTACGGGTAAATGGATTAATACCTTTTTTAGCTAAATTAATTCCCATTAAGTTTTACTTAAATAATTGTTTGCAGATAATATTGTTTTTAATTTATTTGATATTTGAATAAAATCATTTGCATTAATAGGTCCAAGACCTGTTTTACCAGAGTTGGTTAAATATTCTTGATTTAAAATAGCAACTATTAAATCTTCTAATAAATCAACCAACTCACCACCTAATACCATTTGTTGAACTGCTGCACCCACTCCACCTGCTCCTTGATTTTTACCCAAATATATTTTACCACTATTTGAATTTAAAAATATTTGATTACCACCCTCCGATTCAATTGTAACATTATTAGATGAAAGTAAATGAATTGGATTTTTAGCATCTACTGAAAATGAGCCATCTGTTATAATACCCGTACTACCTTTTCCAAATATAATAAATTCTTTTGCTTTTGCAGATAATATAATTCTATCAGAATTTACAAATAACTGGTCTCCACTAAAATCGGATGGATAACCTGCGAATGCTTTTTTTGTTTGTTTAATTGTTTCTTTAAACGGAACTTTTGTTTTACCCGATACCAAATAAACGGATGAACCGTCTTTATTTATATCTTCATCAACTAATTCACCAATTTTTTTAGAATCTAATTCTGGATTTTGTTTATTTCTAATGAATATACCAGGATAAGATTTATCATCAGATGATAAAAAGAATTCAGATAAACGAATTGTATTACCAACTCTACCACTTAAAACGGTATCCCCATTTTTTGGTTTTAAAAATTTAATTTTTTCATTTTGTTTGTATCCACTATCATCATCTTTTTGAGCGGGTTTATTAGTAACACCACCTGCAGCATCTGCCTTTTTACGGTCAATACCATTACCACCATCACTACTAGTATCTGGTTTAGTATTTCTATCTGTTGAATAATCTTTTCTATAATTTGGATATGGGGTATTAGTATAAGGCATCCAAAATGTTTGACCGAACATTTTTAAAATTACAACAGTCTCACCTTTAATTGGAAATGTAAAATTATTTCTATCGAATGGTCTAGCAACAAGATTTTGAGAATTACTATCTTCAAATCTATAAGTTATTGCACCATATAAACTCGCGTCTTTATCACTAAAATTTTTATTTCCGTTATAAACAGAAACTGTATCATCTATTGAACCATTTTTTTTAGTATATGCATCAAATTCTTTATTTGTTGGATAAACTATATCTACCGTTGCTAAAAACGTCTCCATTATAATTTAGTTTTTATATCTTCTATTTCAACTTGAATATCTAATAACTTTTCATCATTCTTCTTATCAATTTCATTAACAGTATCTTCTAATTCTGTTAATAATTGTGCCTTTTCATGTTCACTTAACCACCCATCTTCACCAATACCTTTGGCTTCTGCTGCAGCTAATCTTTGTGCAATAGTTGCTAATTTAATTAAATGGTCATCATTTTTGATTGATGAATCAATTAAATCTCTAATTATAGGTGCAAGTACCGTTGCTTCACCTACATTACGAATCAACTTACGGAGAGATTCAATCATATCCGATATATTCTTCTTTTTTGTTTGTTGATTTTCGTAAATATCTTTAAATAGTGATGATAAGTTTTTACCATCAAATAACTGAAATTCAGATGCCATATTATATTCTTTTACTAATAATTATTTACTAATCAAATAATTCTCTATTATAAGATAATCCATTTCTGAATTTAAGAAAGTCCAGATTGCTTTCTTTGGGTCATTTGTTACCGTATGACCTCTTAAATTGAATGATGTGTTTAACAAAATAGGAGTACCACTTATTTTTTCAAATTCTTTTAATAAATCGTAATATTTTTCGTTTTGCTCTCTTCTAACTGTATGTATTCTTGCCGATTTATCTACATGTGTTACGGATGGTATCTTTTTAAAATCACTAACCTTAACTACTTGATTCATATAAGGAACTTCGCTTTCTGAAATAAAATATGTTTGATAATCTTCAACTGTAACAGATGGAGCAAATGGTCTAAACATTTCTCTTTTCTTTACAACTCTATTTATCTTATCTCTAATATCTGATATATGTGGATTTGCTAAAATAGAACGATTACCCAATGCTCTTGCACCAAATTCAGTTCTACCTTGAAACCAACCAACAATTGAACCATTGTTAATCATTTGTGCAGTTTCTTTTAATATTTCCGAATCAGATAACTTACGAACAACAATATCATCTAAATTTTCTCTAATTGCAAGTTGTATATCGTAATCGGTATAAGATGGACCTAAATATGGAGATATATTATTACCACCTTCTACTTTTTGGTGAGCAAGTATATCATGCCAATAGTATAAACATGCACCAATAGCAGAACCCGCATCCGATGGTGCATATGGAATCCATACGTTCTGTATTTCGGTGTTTGCTTTGATTTTGCCGTTAGCAGTTCCATTATATGCACAACCACCACCTAACACTAAATTTCGTTTGTCAGTACCCTTTAATTCGTTTCTTATTAAAAAGTATAATTGTGATTCGTACCATTGTTGTAAAGAAGCTGCCAAATCCATATGTTCTTGCTCAATGTTTGATTCGGATAATCTAGGTTCAAAACCAATTAGTTCAACCAAATCAAAATTGTACATATCTGTGTTAGATGTTTTCCAAGTAAAATACTTTTGTTTTATATCAATCGTTCCATCTTCATTAACTTTTGATATTTTGTTAAATATATGTGAGTATTTTGTTGAATTACCATAAGGTGCTAAACCCATTACTTTGTATTCACCACCATTTGGTTTGAATCCTAAATAAGCAGTTATACTCGAATATACCAATCCTAATGAGTTTGGAAATTTGATTGAATGTTTTTCTTTGATACCAGTTTTATCACAATCTGCTACAACTACAGTATCCCACTCACCTACCCCATCAATAGACATACCAATAGCTTCCTCAAAAGGAGAAGTGTAAAAAGATAATGCTAAATGTGATAAATGGTGTTTTACATACGTTATTGGTCCTGTATAACCAATCTGTGTTTTAAAATAATCCTTCAAGTTTCCTTCACCGTTTGAAAATTCCTTTTTAAATATTGTCCATTTTTTAAAGTTCTTTAACCAACTCTTACCCAAAGTAGCTTCAACCCTATCGTATTTCAATTTAGGTTCTTCGTACCAACAAATCATATCAACTTTATCAATTGATATTTTCGCTGATTTTAAACACCATTCTATTGCTTGTAAGGGAAATGAATTATCATGTTTGATATTCGTAAATTTCTCCTCTTCTATTGCTGCTATTACTTCACCATCTATTACTATTGCTGCTGCAGAGTCGTGGTAAAAAGCAGATATTCCTAATTTAATCATAATCTACATAGTTAAGTCTCCCGTTCTATCAAATTCACTATATAACTCCATTTGTTTGTCTTTCATTTTATTGACAATCTTGGTTATATAATGTGTTGGATGACCAGTCATCTCTCTAATAAGTAGGTATAAAGATTTTTTATTGAAACTTTCTATGTATTCCGCTCTTCTGAATAATTCTAAAACCGCATCTGCAATTTGCATATCACGTTTCTTTGGAAAATGGTTTTCTAAATGAATATCCCAATATGCCAACATTCTTTTATTAAATGTACGATATTCATCATTAATTGTTTCTTCTTCCCAATTATTTTCGGTATCCCAATGGTCTGGTAAATTTGATATAATATCTGTATCTTTATATCTTTTGTAATTTGCGTTATTATTTAATATTAAATAATTCCTTGCAACAATAGTAAAGTAAGAGAACGCTTTTCCTTTACCTTCTTTGTACATATGAATTTTTTCAATCATAAATGTAACAACTTCACTCATTACATCTCTCGGGTCATCATCAAAATATGAAAATTTCCATTTGTTATAAACAATCTCTGCAAGTTTATCAAATGCAGGTTTTATCCTATCTCTATAAACCTTATCTTTAATACGTTGGTCTTCTGTTGAGTTATACTCTATGATAGCATCTTCTGTATCTTTTGTAAAGTACTGTTTACTTTTGGCTTTTCTAGGCATATTAGTTAAATTGTTTGAATCTTTCGATGGTTTCTTTTATTTGATAAAATATTGAACCTACATCATCATCCTTCTCAAACATTTGACGTTGGTCTATTTGTCTTAATGCCTCCAGTAATGCTTCGTTTCTCGTAATTTCTTTTTCAATGAAATCTTCGTAACTTTCTATTTTTTGTAAATTAATAATAATAACATATCCTAATGTTATAATCAATGCTAATAAAACTGTAATTGTTATGTATAATCCTACCATATTAAACTACTTCGTATCCTTGTAAAAAGAATTTATTTGAATTTTTATATTTAACTTCAACCATTTCACCTGCTGGTGATTTCATTACAACTAAATCGTTTCTACCATAGTTTTTACGAACAGTACGAGTAGTTGAATAAACTCTATCTTTAATTGTAATACCATCTAAATGGTCAATTTCATGTTGGACAATAACGGTCATCATAGTTTCTACTGAAACTCTATCATTTGTTTTATCACCTTCTGGATTAATCTCAAATGTTAATTCTCCTAAATTATCAGTTTGTACAATAACTTTTGTAGAACGGATAGTTCTCAAAGGAGATGTTACTGTTTTTGGAATAGATAAACATCCTTCATAGAATAAGAATCCATCTTTACTACGTTCTTTAATAATTGGGTTTAATAAGAATAGTTCCATACCACTTTCATCATCTCCAAATTTAATGTAACAAGCTCTTTTCTTAATACCCAATTGAGTTGCAGAAATACCTAAACCTGGATATGTTTCTAATCCTTTTTTAAGTGTTTGTTCTAATTCATCCGCTTCTTCTTTTGTAAAAGATGAATATAGTGTGGGTGTTTTTAAGAATTCTAAAAATTCTTTGGATGTTAAACCATTTGTACTTTTATCCGTAATTAATTTCATATTATGTTTTTTATATTATTAATTTTATCAAAAATAATTTTTGCTATGTTTTTGTTTCCTTCTAATCCTGAATGACCATCAATTATTTGACTATTAGTTTCATATGTTATTGTTAATCTATTTTTTTTTACAAAATGATACAAATCAACTACACCTTTTTCAAATTCTATTAAACTCTCTTCTATTTTTTCTTTTAAATTAAATGGAAGTAAAAATTGTGGTGGAGTTGTTAATAAAAAATTAATATTATTGTGAAGTAGATAATGTATAAAAAAATCATTATTCATTTTCATATTTTTTTCTTGAATATCAAAATCTATAGTTTCACTCATAAATTCATAAACCAATGGTTTAAATAAATTTTCAAAATCGTCAACATTTTCATTATAATGAGTTTGAGCTATATTTAAACCATCTATGATTCCATTTTTATTAAATGAATAATTTGCAATAAAAAAATCATTTATTGATTTTGAATAATATTCTTTTCTTCCAATATGAGAAAATTCTAATAATAGTAATTTTTGGTTATTTGGCGTTTCATTATTTAGTACTTCATACGCCAAACGATACATTCTTTCATTACCATAACCAGATTTGGCGTGATTATAAACTTTAATATCATTGCCAACTAATTTTTGTAAATTACCAGGCCAAGAATAATTTTCTTTTGTAAATGGCTCTTCTGTATATATTTTTCTTAATTCTGTGTTTCTGGAACTATGTTGAAATTCAAAACCACCCCCCTCTGTATTAGAAGTACCAAAACAATGTATTTCTTTAATCATTTTATACCATATTTAATCCATTTATACCATATTCTTTCATGAATATAGTATTGAACTGGTTTATATAATAATTCTGCTATTCCAAACGCAGTACCAACTTTAATTGAACCACTTATCCACCACATTAACAAAAACCCAATTAAAGTACTTATAATTCGATATGAAATAGTTTTTACAATATGTCTCTTATAATGTACCATTTCTTATCAAAGTTCCACTTATTTTACCTATTTCCGTTGGTGGCTCATGATATATTACATCATATCCTACATATCTACCGTAATTAACCGATTCAATATCGGGTATAACGGAAATATATAATCTTCCTGTTGATAAATAACCTCTTAAAGTTTCCGATAATTCTAACATAACTTCTTGTGCAGTTTTTGGGTTATTTTCATCCCTATTTACATCTCTAATGGCAATCCATACATTTTTACCTTTTTCAAATTGCTGGTCAATCAACCATTGATGTCCTTCGTGCCAAGTTTGCCATCTTCCGATGAATAATGCGTACTTTTTCATAATTTAATTAATAAATGGTAATATTGCTAATTCTTTTGCTTTTGCTTCTACCATAATATCTACATTGATACGATATGTATTTGGTAATGAAGTAATATAATCGGAATGAGCTTGTGGTTTTAATTTACTGTTTTCTTCGTGTAATGCCTTTGATTCCGAATAATGAACTTCTGGTGTTACACCACTTTTTCTCCAAGTAGATACTGCGAGTAATAATGCTTGTCTTTCTGATAAACCACCTGTACAAAATTGGTGATGGTGATAATCAAATACAATAGGGATGCCAGTTTTATGATGAATATACATTAAGTCTGAAACAGAATACATAGATGCCTTATCATCATTCTCCAATGTTAATCGTTTACTTACACTCTCAGAGAGTTTCTCAAAGTTATCACAGAATCTATCCATAGCAGAGATTTTATCTCCGTAAACACCGTTACAATGAATATTAATATTGTTGTATGGTGTTTGAGATAACCCCATAAGGTCAAATAATTTACCATGTAACTCTAAATCTCTAATAGTATTTTGAACTACTTTTGGATTAGGTGAAACTAACACATTAAATGGGCCTGGATGAGAATTGATACGCAAACCGTTTTCTTTAGCGTAAGTACCACATCCTTTAAGTATATTTGATATTTTGGTGTAATCTGGTAAATCTTCTAAATTGTATTCACTTGCCCACGGCAACATATCGGATGAAGTACGAAATAATTTGATATTATTTGCAACATTCCATTTGAGAATCTCAAATAAGTCACGAGAGTTTTGTAGTGCTAATTCGGAAGCGTAAGAAATACCTTTCTGATTGAAAGTTTTCTTAACCATACTACGATTTGTTGTGATTCGGGGAGTTTGCTCACCCAAAGTCATATTAATACATGCATATCCTATATTCATAAAACAAATATACAAAATTTATTTCATAAAAACAAGCTTTTAGTAAATTTTAACTAAATCATCGTTCTGACCTCTTTTATACTTTATCCAATAGTTAATAGCATTACGGTCATTTATCCATTTGTTCTTATCTTCCCAATCAAAATCAGGTCTTGCGTAATATGGTAATAAATTTCGGTTTCCAGATGCTCTTTCAGCATGACCTTCTGGTGACCACTCATCTATTATACCATCATTATCAGTATCATACCCATCAATAACCCCATCTCCATCTAAATCTATAGGAATACGTTCATTTTCCACTAAAATTGGAATTTCTGCCTCTTCTCTTAAATTTTTTCCATTATCTCCGTAAACTTGGTAAATTTTTTCCACTAATTCGGAATTTGTCCGAGTTACCTCTTCATTTTTGACATTTTCTGTTAAATTTTCTTCGTCTTTTCGGATTTTTACACCAACCAACCCATTGAATGCGATAATAAGAGCTACTGCAAGGGGGTCAAACACTATAACAATGATAAAAATGAAGAATTTTACAACATTTTTTAATTCTATACCAAATGCTTCGGCAACAAAACGAAATCCACCCACTTCTTTTTCTAATCCTAAGTTAGAAATCTTAATTTGGTTGATTTTTTCAGTTTCTTGACCATTTTGAGTTTGTAAATCTGAAATTTTATCATTAATTTTAGCAATTTGTTTATCTCTGTTATCAATTGAACGAATTAACCTTTTACTAACCGAACCTCCGTCCAATAATTTACCTTGATTGGTGTTAAATTCCGTAATTTGGGTAGAAAGTTGTTCAATTTGTGTAGTATTTTGGTCAATTTTTGTTTGATGAACCGCAATTTCTCTATCTACCTGTTGTAGTTGGAGTGATTGTGCTTGGAATGCATTAGATAAATACCCAAAAATACCCGCTGATGTGATTAACATAAGAATTACAACGGATATTGTTAAATATATCTTATTGAAACCCTTTATGTCATCCCATACTTGTTTTAAATAAGTAGCAGTTACTAATTTAGCAAATTCCAATGAACCTGCCATCACCATTACTGCCGTTGATGCTCCACTAAATAGAACACCTAAACCAGTTACAGAGAAATAAGCTGCACATCCTGCAACCAAAATTGCAGATATACCCACTAAATATTTAAGCCAATTCATTTATTCTCGTTCAATGTTTATTAATTCAGCCATTCTATCAGAAACTTTTCTAATATCATGAACTAATTGAATAACATCTTTTGGTTCAAGTTTCATAGCACCAGATGCTGCTCCTTCTAAAACTCTCAACTTACCATCCAATACCGTTAATAGATTTTGGATTTGATTTTTGTACATCATACTCATAGTAATAAATATTTATTTATAAAAAAAGGTAGGAACTATATGCTCCTACCTTTTAAATATACGAAAAATAACTTATATTACCTAATATTAATAGATAATTTTTTTGCCTTTCTTTCATCCTTCTTATCAATGGTGATTGAAAGTACTCCATTATTGAACTTAGCTTCAGATTTTGTACCATCATAATCTTTACCTAATTTAAAACTAAAATCAATATCTTTAATTAAATCGGACTCCCCTTCTGGCTTAGTTGATTTAATTGTAATTTTATCTTCAGTTGCTTCTAATAAGATATTTTTAGGGTCGTGCCCTAATACATTTACTGATAATTCGATTTTACCATCTTGTAATTCTTTTGTAGTATAATCGGAAAATGCATTTTGTTTAGCATGAGAGAATAGATTATCCCAATCTAAAAATAAATCGTCTAAATTTGCTTTGTAGCTAGTTTTACTGTTGAATGTGCTCATAATAATAATTGTTTAAAGTTTAACTATAATATTTCAATTTCTACACCAAAACAAAAAAGTATGACAAAATGTCATACTTTATGTAAAAGTGTCATATATTTTACTATCCTAGTAATTGTTGTCTTTCTATAATTGTAGACATATAATCTGCCCAATGTAAAACATATTGAATAGTATATTTTAACGATTTAGATAAATCAAATGTTTTGTAATACTTTTCATTATCTTCATCAAATAAACCATCTGTAAGTTTAATTCCAAAATATTCTTTTTCATTATAAATAATACCATAATGATTAAGAGTATAAAAAGTTCTGTCAGTAATTGACATAAAAGCAATGTTTTCATTACGTTTATAAAATTCACCTCTGTTCTTAATGTGCCAATCCGAATCGTTTGCTACATAGTGTAGTTCTCCTTTGATTCCTAATTTACCTAAATCGTGATGTAATGCTGCAAATAATAATTCTTCATCTGTAAAATCAATCTTACCACCCGCTGATACAAATAGTTCTTTTACTTTTAGAGCATTCTTACAAACATTAAAAATATGGTCAATATAACCACCATCGTATGCATTATGGAATCCTTTGTTGCCTGATGCAGGAGAAACCGTTAGATTCAATCCTAACTCATCTGGTGAGTACATAAATAACAACTTTTCTAATCTTTCTCCTGTAAAGTATTTTTTAAGGATTTCGATAAACTTGTTGTAATTTGCTTCTAATTCTTGTTCTGTTTTTTCTTTCATGTTGCTTTAAAGTTTAAGTATAGTAAAAAAGATAAATCAAATATACAAAATATTTTTAACTTTTCCAAGCTATTTTAAATAAATTTCTTTTTTTGTTAAAATTTTATAAAGTATTTCAACCTCTTCTTCAAATTCTAATTCAGGAAGGTCATCATCAAATAATCGTAAAGTATATTCTGCTTTACCATCATCATTAAAATATGCATCAGATTCGGAACTAAATAATGCAGGTATTCGTTCTATATCTGGTATTTCTTCTTCATCAATATCAATTAAAGGAATTACATAATAGTGGTATGAATCGATACCATCTTCTACTTCTAATCTATGACACTTCCATTTTTGAAAGCTAGATTCTGTTATGGGTGTTTGTGGAACTATAATCATATCCAAAGATACGAAAAGTT